ATTGTGACTACTTTTAGGTCTAGAGGTGAAAGTACTCTATCATCGGGAGGTCCAGTTTATCAAGTGACGGGGAGTACCGATGTCCAAATGGTTTGTACTGGAGGTACTTTTGGTAATATCGCAACCAATCCATTCGCTACATTTGGCATTGACGTAACAGATGTCGATGGTGATACCTTTAGATTTGAGACTTCATTATCACAAACTAACAAGAATTATTTAAAAAGAGTTTTCGGTGTTCAACCATTCGATAAAGACATGGAACGAGTTCCTATCTTCGTAGAAGAGTCTTACCCCAATATGTTAAGTTACGCGTATAATAAGGGATACATTAAAGGTTTAAATTGTAATTTATTAGATTTACCAGCTTATCGAGAAACTATTAACACAAATACGATTGGGTTTTACCAAGAACAATGGCAAACTCCAGTTACACCATATTTGGTGTCGGAACTTCGGGGTAGTAAGGTATACAAATTATTTAGATTTGTATCCATTGCAGATGGAAACGCTGCAAATACTGCGGTTAAATTATCCATAGTTAATATCTCTTTTGAAAGACAGGAATTTGATATCGCGGTGAGAGATTATTATGATACGGATAGTGCACCAACTGTATTAGAAAGATATACTCGTTGTAGTATGAATCCAAATCTTAATTCTTATGTAGGGATTAAGGTGGGAACCGCTAATGGTGAATATGAATTGAAGAGTAGGTATATAATGGTAGACATTGACCCAGAACAGGAAATAGATGTAAATCGTCATGATGCCGTTCCTTGTGGATTTCAAGGTTATACTACTAGACAATACGCAGCTCAACAGAGTCCTACGGTATATTATAAAACTAAATATAATACTCCGGGAGAAGTTATTTGGAACCCACCGTTTGCTTTAAGTTCAACCGCGGATAACACTACTATTAGTAATGGGGACAATATACGTAGAGTGTATCTAGGAATTTCCGATACCGCAGCATCGGCCTATGATGACGACTTCTTCCAATATAAAGGGAAACAACCAGCTACCGATAAATGTAACGATGGTGATGGTGATGACTGGGGTTGTATCACACCAGGATTCCACATGGATAGTGGAGCTACGTGTGTAAACACTTTGGGTGAATTATGTGTGACTACACAATGTAAAGATTGTGGTCCGTCTGGAACTACTGCACAAGAAAACCAATATGAAGTAGGTGCAGCGGCCTTCCGTCAAGAACCTACAGATATGAATGACCCATATTATACTATCCAATCTAGGAAATTTACAGTAGCACCATATGGTGGATTTGATGGTTGGGACATTTATAGAAAATATAGGAGTAATAGTGACTCGTATTTGAGGGGAAAATCAGGTTTCCTTAACGGAGCTTGTGTGTCTACACAATTTCCAAACGCTTCAGGAGATGGTTCATTTAAATTATTAAGTCAAACTCCATGGGGTGACTCAGGATATTTCGCTACAACTGATTATTACGCTTATCTCTTCGGTATTCGTACCTTTAGAAATCCAGAAGCCGTAAATATAAATGTTTTTGCTTCTCCGGGTATTGACTATGTAAGTAATAGTAATCTAGTAGAAGAAACAATTGATATGATTGAAAATGAAAGAGCAGATTCATTATATATAACAACTACACCAGATTATAATCTATTCTTACCAACTGCAACAGACGCGAGTAATATAATTCAACCTACTGAAGCCGTGGATAATTTAGATTTAACTGGAATAGATTCTAACTATACCGCTACATATTATCCTTGGGTTCAATATAATGACCAAGAGAACAATACTAGAGTGTGGTTACCAGCTACTTACGATGTAATGAGAAATATTGCATTAACCGATAACATTTCCTTCCCTTGGTTCGCATCTGCGGGTTATACGAGAGGAATAGTAAATGCGGTGAAAGCTAGAGTTAAACTAACCTTAGACCAACGTGATACCTTGTATCAAGGTAGAATCAACCCAATCGCAACTTATTCAGATGTGGGAACTATAATCTGGGGAAATAAAACCTTACAAAGTAGACAATCTGCATTAGACAGAATTAATGTAAGAAGATTATTGTTACAAGCAAGAAAATTAATTTCCGCAGTCGCAGTAAAACTATTGTTCGAACAAAATGATGAACAAGTAAGAAATGAATTCTTAGATTTAGTTAACCCAATATTGGATTCTATTAGAAGAGAAAGAGGATTAACTGACTTTAGAGTAGTAGTGTCGGATGACCCACAATTGATTGACCAAAACACTTTGGAAGGTAAAATTTATATTAAACCTACACGGTCACTTGAATTCATTGACATTGAATTCCTAATTACACCAACAGGTGCATCATTTGAAAATGTATAAGAATATATAAAATATAATGACAATGAGTTTAAATTATAAAAAATCAAGATTAATAGAAAGTATGGGGTACAATCATGTACTCCCAACTTTTTATGGGAAAACCCCTCAAAATATTAAATTAACTGAAGCTCAATTTAGACGGTTAGTGGAAGGTTATATGGAATCTGAAGATGAAGAATTATCAGAAATGAATTTCGGTGATGGAGCTACTTTACCAGCTGGTGTAGATTTCCAGACAGATGATTTCGACCCAGCTCCCGAAGATTCGGTAGATGAAGGGTGTGGTTCCAATATCCAATCCGAATTAGAAAGTAATCTTTTAGAATTTGACGAATTAGGTATGTTTAATCCAGGTGATGGTGCTGATGATGAAAGTTATGATGGTCATCACTTTAAACATGACGTAATTGGTGTTTATGACGATAACCTCGACAAGAAATCTAGAGAAGGTGAAATTTATGAAGATAGTGGTGCAGAAGAAAGTTATCATTATGATGAAGACCTCCACCAAGATAGTGAAGAATTACATAATTTAAAAAAACATGGTGCAGATAAAAAACATATTGACCGTCTTTTGGATGATATGATGTACGATGAAAAACGGGGTGTAGGTAAAGATGATAAATGGAGAGACATAAAAGGTACCCATTTTTATCACGATAAATAAAAAATATTTTAACTTCAATATTAAAAACCCACAGTAGTGGGTTTTTTTATTTCCAAAATTTTTCGTATATTTGTTTCATTAAACCCATAATATATGAAACTAGCCTTATTTGATTTTGATGATACTTTATTTAAAACCCCATATGATGAGGATTGGGGGTATATGGACACTCCTGAAAGTTTAGATTTAAGTAAATGGAAATTTGAAGCGAAGGAAGATGTAATGGAAGATTACACCAACCAATACATGAATAGGAGATTAGGTAAAACTAAAGTCATTTTATTAACCAATAGAATTAGTGATGTCGAAAACGCATTACGGACTTTATTAGATTCCCGACTTGTCTTTTTCGACGAATATCTCCCCATAGTGGGTAAACACGGTAATAGGTCCAAAGGTCAAAGAGTTTTAGAATTATTGAAGAAATATCCACAGGTCACAGAGATTGAATATTGGGAAGATAAGGATAAACATATTATTGATGTTCTGAATGTGTTAATTGATTTTCCAAAAATTACTATTAAAATTAATAAGATACCTACTTGAGTTGGTGTATCCTCCCTAATGGTCTTTCCCCCATTTCTAAATCTTGGGTATTATCGACCACCCAATAATTATCCACCAAAGGAACTAAATTTCCCACTGCATTTTTAACTTTTTCGTGGTAATCCACCACCATTTCAGTAGGTAAACTTCTGTCTCTTTCGAGATTACGTTCTAATGCTTTTTCAATATCTGTCACTACATGTACAATACTGACTGTAAAACCATTTTCATCCGCTATTTTTATAATATCTCTCATCACCTCTTCCTGCCCTCCTCCTGCGTCATAAACTACATTAGTTGGTTCACTTCTTTCTGTTTCTAGAAAATTTTTTAAAAACTGAATAGTACGATTACGTGGGTCCGAAGTGGTGTGGGTTAAATCTAAAATTCTCTTATATCCTTCATCGGTAGATATCATTTCTTTCCAGTTCTCACCCCACAACTTTTTTGCCACCGCTACTCTATAGTTGTCCACATTAAAAGGTTTGATGTTATTTAAATCTATAAAATGTTGACTTACATAGCTTTTGCCCGCACCCGGACCTCCCGCTAAGATGACAAAATTACCATTTGGTTGGTTAAATGTTACCATTTTAGATTCTAGTAACATTAATTTTTTAATTCTATTTAGTTGTTCGTGTAACATATCTACTAATAAATATATTTATATGGTATAGTTTACTACTTTAGTTTATGAAAAATTTAATAAGACAAGTATTAAGAGAATACGCAAAAACTAATCGTTTAATTTTATTAGATGTGGATGACACCCTTTTAAAACCTACTGGGGTCTACATTTATAGGAACCTCCCCACCGATAGTGAAGAGGTAGCCTTAACTCCCTATGAGTACGGGTTCGAACAGGTCACCCCTGAAAATAAAGAATATTACGATTATAGGGACTTTATGGACCCATATAAGACACAACAGTCCATCGCCCAAGCTGAACCCATCATTGCCAATTTAAGTGTAATGGATGATTATATTAAACAAGGACATCAAATAGGAATCCTAACGGCAAGGTCTAATGAAGATATTGTTTATCAAGGATTAAAAGATTGGTTAATGTATAAAGACAAAAAAGGAGAATTAATTCCTTTGGGGGATAGATTAACGAGAGAAAACATCTTCGCGGTGAACGATACCCAAAGAATGGAGGAATTAGAAGCGGAAACCGATTATGAGAAAAAAGCTGAAGTTGTAGAACGATTATTACATAGTTATGACGAAATAGTCTTCATAGATGATGATGTTAAAAACATTAAACAAATGATGATATTAAAACGGACTCTCCCAGAAGAATTAAGTAAAAAACTATTTGTAATGCAAGCTAAAGAATAAGCTTTTTATATATTAAATAATAAATGCATGGCTGAATGCTTTGCATATTATAATTTTAATAAATTAAAGTAAAGAGTTTTATTCTCGGTTTTTATAAAACCATATATTTATTAAGAAATAACAATAGAAAAACAAAAATATTACCATGGCTGATTTATTAATGAAAATGCCCATACCTTATGAACCAAAAAAGAAAAATAGGTTTATTCTGAGATTCCCTTCATCATTGGGTATTAATGAATGGTATGTGGAAAGTACTTCTAGACCTCAGGTCACAGTAAACTCCGTAGAAATTCCCTTTTTAAATACATCTACTTATGTAGCAGGAAGATTTGTATGGAATACTATTAGTGTTACATTTAGAGACCCGATAGGTCCATCAGCAGCACAGGCATTGATGGAATGGGTAAGATTACATGCAGAATCAGTAACTGGACGAATGGGTTACGCTGCTGGATACAAGAAAGATATTGATTTGGAAATGTTAGACCCTACTGGTGTAGTGGTTGAAAAGTGGATTTTACAAGGAACTTTCTTAACGGATGTTAACTTTGATAGTTTAGGGTATAGTGATGATGCAATTGCAACCATCAGTGCAACTCTTAGACCAGACAGATGTATTCTAGTATACTAAAATTTATTTAGAAAATATATATTACACTTAAACTCATGTTTCTGACATGAGTTTTTTGTTTAAAGGAGCTATGTTTTTTTTCTTAGGGTAGGGTTGTTTCTCCCATTTACAAATTAAAGTAGGGTCGTATATGAGTAAATATCTATGTTTTGGAGGTCTAGGTCTCCATTCACCCTTAAGTCCCTTTACAGGTCCTCTCTGATGTTTTGTGAAGGTCCCATCCTCTTCTTCGAACCAAAAATCCTTCTTTTTTGCAGTCAACCCATAATACCCAAAATTAGTGGCCTGATAAATGTAACCAGTATGAAATGATGCGTCCGCATAAGACAGTAGAGCTTTAACCCTAACTTCTTTTCTTAAGAACTTAATACTTCTACTTACAAACCATGAAAGAATATTTGGTTGGATGACAGTAGGAAGTATACATAACCTCCCCAATTCAAATATGTTATGTTGTTCATTTCTTTTTAATCCAAAACACCCTTTTACAGTTTCAGGTACCGAAGGTGAGTGGAAAATACAAACCCCAACTAAAACTTCACCATTAAACAACCCAAAATTATGCCCACTTCTAAATCCTTTATTGATTTTAGAAAGGTAATGATACTCTTGAAGTATGGACTTACATTGTAGTTTATTTATTTTTCTAATTACGAAATTTTTAAACATGAGGTACTTATGATTAATTATTGACTTATCGAAATATAAAATTAAATTTACTTAAAAACAACCTTTAATGGACCCAAGACAGTATTCTAACACCGCCCATATTAATATTCCCTACGATGTAGTCCAATTACCCACTCAAGGAATGTTTTACTCTAAACCTATTAAAGAAGTTAAGGTGACTTACCTGACCGCTTCCGATGAAAATCTTCTAAGTTCCCCAAATATTATTAGTTCTGGAAATTTAGTGGGGGAATTGTTAAAACGTAAAATTATAGGTGGTGAAATTGATGTTAATGAATTATTAGAATGTGATAAACAAGCAATTTTAATATTTTTACGGAATACTGCGTATGGACCTAATTATGAGTTTACTTTAACCGACCCAAGTACAAATAAAACTTTTACCCATACTTACGATTTAAGTAATGTAAGTCTAAAGGACTTTACTTTAACTCCTGATGAAAAAGGAGAATTCAACTATACAATGCCTGTTAGTAATAAAAAAATTAAATTTAAATTTTTAAGTGCACAAGATGAATTAGTGTTAGAAGGTTTAAGTTTAGACTATGCTGGAGGACCTATAGTACCCACGGTAACTAAGAAATTAGAGTTATTAATACACGAGATAGAGGGGGAAAGAGACAAGGGTACACTGGCTCAATATATTCAACAGATGCCCATTAAAGATTCACAAAGTTTTCGCAGGTTTGTAGAAGATAATCAACCAGGATTAGACTTATCCTTAAAAGTAAACGCACCATCAGGAGAAGTAGTCACAACTAATGTTGTGCTGGGTGCCACCTTTTTTCGCCCTTTCTTCGGAGTATAGGCAATCTATGCTCGATGAAATCTATTACTTAGTAAAATTCGCATCATTTTCCCATAACGACATATTAACTATGCCAGTCTACGAAAGACGTTATTATGTGGGTAAACTCACCGAAGAGTATCAGAAAAAACAAGAACTTATTGAGCAAGCAAAAAATAAGACTAGGGCTTAAAAAATTAATGCCCATCTATTTATAGTAAAATACACGCTATGGCCAGCAATAATGGAATTTCATATGCTAATGCAAAAAAATTAGGATATAAGGGTATTCAAAAACAATGGGAATCATTGAGTGATGCCGACGCGGTCGCCGAGATACAAAGATTAAATCAAGCGAAGGCAGCCAAAACCCCTCTTGCCGATAGTAAAAATGCAGCGGTGAACATGCTTTCTGGTGTGGATAGCCGAGTAGGTGCCATAGCTGCCCAATGGGACAAAGTAGCGGAGGCGGAAACTCGGGTAAACGGCATGATGGAAATGTTTGCTAGTCAAATGACAAAACAAACTGAGGTAAGAAGAACCGTCATACAACAATTAGGTCAGGTTGGTATCCTTCAACGACAATCCACCAGTAATATTAGACAAGCGGCGATAGAATCAGAACGATATGGTGTTACCGCGAGTGAAACACTAGACATGGTGATGCAGCTCTCCCAACAGATAGGTAGAATTTCTATTATTAACGAGGATGATATTGCACGAGCAGGTATTTTTGCCAAAAATTTGGGGGTCTCTAATGATGCGGTAGCAAAGATGGTACACCAGTTCGACATAATGGGTGTTGGGTTAGGTAGTGCAATAGACAAAGGTAATGAGATGGCACAAGTCGCCCGAAATATGGGGGTGAATATGAAAGCCTTTATGAATGAGATTACCGATAATATGGGGATGATGAACACCATGAATTTTGCGGATGGAGTTCAAGGATTTGCGAGAATGACCGCACAGGCCACCAAATTAGGGTTAAAGATGTCTACAGTCCAAACAATGGCAGACAAAGTCATGGACCCAGAAGGTGCAATAGATTTAGCGGCCAATTTACAAGTATTAGGTGGAGCTATGGGAGATTTAGCAGACCCTATGAAAATGATGTATATGGCCACAAACGATGCGGAAGGACTTCAAGAAGCTATTGTTAATGTAGGGAAGGATTTAGCGACAGTAATGGATGATGGAAGTATTGGATTTTCAGGTACCGCATTAAGACAACTGAAAGCTTTATCAGAAGCGACAGGTATTCAACGTGACGAACTAGCCGGCATGATTAAAATGCAGAAGAAGTTTGAGATGATGGAAAATCAGATGGACATCAGTATTTTTGGAACGGGGAAGAAGGCCAAGGAAATGCAAGAATTTGTCACGAGTATGGCCACTATGGGTGAAGACCAAAAATTTGAACTAGAATTACCTGGTCTTGGTAAAGTAAGTTTAGAAGACTTAACCTCGAAACACATGGGTGTGTTAGAGAAACAAATGGAGGTTAATAGGAAAACGGAAAAAGACGTTGCAAAAGAACAAACCGATTTACTAGAAACCATTGCACGTACCATAGTCTCCAGTAACCTCGCAGCGGGGGTGGGAATGATGGAAGGGACCCAGTGGGACAAATTTCAAAACGCTTTAGTAAATGACCTAGATGGGGTAATGGAA